AAAGTAAAACTCGATATCCCAGACAACATTGACCCGGCCATCGTGCAGGAGCTGGTGGCGCAGCTCTCCCGACGCTTCCCCTTCACGCAGGTGACGAAGAAAGCGGACTACCAGCGCTCCATGGTGCTGGAGGCGAAAGGGGTGGGCGGCAACATGCTCAAGTACCTGCTGGGGCTAAGGCTTGAGAGCATCGGCCCGGCAGCCATCGCCTGCGCGCCAGGCCTGAAGGCCGCCATCAGATAACCACACGGCACTGAGCATTCGGATGCAAACCAGCAAACAGAGGAGCGGATTTACACTGCCGCGCTGGGCCGGGATAGCCACCCCGCTAAAGAGAGCAGGTTCGATGCCTGCCGGTGCCGCCTACAGAAGACACATGCCCACACTACCCAAAGCAAGAGCAAGGCCCTGGCTGCCAGAGCCTACGCCACGCCCCCACCAGGGCAGGTATGAGCGCAGCCCGGAGTACAACACCAGCCGCTGGCAGAAGACCCGCAAGGCTCACCTGCAGGCCAACCCATTGTGTGTGATGTGTAGTGAAGAGGGCAGGGTGACAGCAGCCACCGTTGTCGATCACATTAAGAGGGTGAGAGACGGCGGCGGCTTCTATGATCCCTCGAATCACCAGGGCCTGTGTTCGCGTCACCACGCGGCTAAATCGGCCTCGGAGCGGCATCAGTGACCAGGGGGAGGGGGAGTCAAATCCTCCGGGCCTTTGCGCCCCCACACCGCAGCCCCGTCAAAATTTCATGCATCCATAATTCAAGCCAGAGGGGATATGCCCGCAGGAAGACCACCAAAGCCAAAAGCCATCAAAGAATTACAGGGGACGCACCGCAAGTCGCGGGATATTCATAATGGGATGGAGGTGGCGCCGGTTTCTTCTGTGCCAATGCCTCCGGAAGAATTGCCTGTAGAGGTGCACCCGGTCTGGTACCGTGTGGCAAGTCAGCTGCAGGCGCTGAAGGTGCTCTCCACGCTGGACATTGACATGCTCAAGGCTTACTGCTACCAGCTGTATGTGATGGACCTGGCACAGGAAAAGCTGAAGGAAGGCTATACCATCATGATGGAGAATAAGGGCGGTGGGAAGTATCCGGTGAAATCTCCCTGGGTGTCTATCTACAACGAAGCGTTAGCCCACGCCAAAAACTTAGCAATTCAGTTCGGCCTCACCCCTAGTGCACGCACCAAAATCAGCCTCGGGCAAACCAAAGAAGAAAAGAAAAACGGATTCAGTGGCCTATAGGGACTATATCAAGATAGCAAACGGGTACATCAGCGATGTGCTGAGCGGCAAGATTCCTGCCTGCAGGTACGTCGTGAATGCCTGTGAGCGGCAGCGGGACGACCTGAAGCGTAAGAAATTCCGCTACACCTTCAACACGGACAAAGCCACCCGTATATGCCGCTTCATTGAGCAGCTGCCCCACATCAAGGGCATCTGGGCGGGCAAGCCCATTGTGCTGGACGCGTGGCAGGTGTTCCTGCTAACTACTATTTTCGGCTGGGTGGACAGCAAGGGCCTGCGCCGCTTCAAGACTGCTTACGTGGAAGTACCACGGAAAAACGCCAAAAGCACCATCTCTTCCGGCGTAGCGCTGTACCTGCTATGCGCTGATGGCGAAGGAGGCCCGGAGGTGTATTCCGCGGCCACCACCAGAGACCAGGCGAAGATTGTGTGGGATGACGCAAAGCGCATGGTGGACCGCTGTCCGGACCTTCGGGAGTATTTCGGGGTGCAGTCTTCTGCGCATGCTGTTTTCGTGCCGAGCAATGCCGGGGTGCTGAAAGCGCTGGCCAGAGACCAGGGTGGTAACCTCGACGGTCTCAATATCCACGGTGCGATTGTCGATGAGCTGCACGCCCACAAGACCCGCGAAGTCTGGGATGTGCTGGAGACCGCCACGGGCGCCAGGAGCCAGCCGCTTATCTGGGGCATCACCACGGCAGGCTTTAACAGGACCGGCATCTGCTATGAACAGCGGGCCTACTCCATCAAGATACTGGACCGGGTGCATGCCGATGAGGAGTACTTCGGGATAATTTATACAATTGACGAGTCCGACGACTGGACAGACCCCAAGGTGTGGGCGAAGGCGAACCCGAACTGGGGTGTGTCTGTGTCGCCTGACGACATCGCAAGAAAAGCCCGCAAGGCCATGGAGATGGCGGCGGCCACGAACAACTTCCTGACCAAGCACCTGAATGTGTGGGTGAATGCCGACACCTCGTGGATGAACATGCGGGCCTGGGACGCCTGCGCTGACCCGAGCCTGACGTTGGAGCAGTTTGCGGGCGTGCCGTGCTGGGTAGGGCTGGACCTTGCCACCAAAACAGACTTAGCCGTCTACATCCTGCTGTTTGAGAAAGACGGCATGTATTACGCCTTCGGGCGCTATTACCTCCCGGAGGAAGCCGCAGAGGACGGGCGCAGCTCCCACTACCAGGGCTGGGCACGGCAGGGCCTGCTCACACTCACGCCCGGCAACGTGACCGACTTCGAGTACATTGAGAATGACCTGCGGGAGGACGCCTGCCGGCACGAGATCCGGATGGTGGGCTACGACCCGTGGCAGGCCACCTACCTGGCCACCCGCCTCACGGCCGAGGGGCTGCCGATGTACGAGTACCGCCAGACGGTGCAGAACATGTCGGAGCCGATGAAGCAGCTGGAGGCGCTGGTGCTGTCGGGCAAGTTCAGGCATAACGGCTGCCCGGTGCTGACTTGGGCTATCTCCAATGTGGTGGCGCACCTGGACGCAAAGGAGAACATCTACCCGCGCAAGGAATTTCCCGAGAACAAAATAGACCCGGCCGTGGCGCTGATCATGGCGATAGGTGAGTACCAGACTGCCACCCAGACCGCCGAGCCCGAGATATGGAGTTTGTAAGTCATAAAAAAGCCCCTGTGCGAAAGGGGCTTTCCCGGGGCTATCCTCTTTTAAGAACAAAAGTTAGGGCAGTGAAGCTGTGAGAGTAAGTGGAGGCGCCTCCTGGCGACATTACACTCTGGTGTACTTCATGGATATCATAGCCATCATCTAAAAGACTCTGAAGCTCCGGAAATTGGTGTTCAGAGACATGTTTGTTTGCGTCGCCTTTCACAAGGACGGTTAGCACTTTGTTATAAGACATATTTTTTTGAATTGGTTAAGCCTCAATATAGCTAAATATAAATAAACCCACCCTTATACCATGCTGCTGACCACCACCCTTTCACCCTACCCCGCCGAGATCCTGGTGCTGCTCACGCCCGCCGGCTTCGAGCAATCCTTCTGGTCGCTTTACCGCTCCAAGCAATGGGAGAGCCGCCGGGCCTGCTTCGATGCGCTGCAGGATGAGTTCGAAAGACTGTACGGCTTCCGGAAATATTCCGAGTACGCCTCCTTCTGCAACCAGATTAGCAGGCGGCACAAGGGGAAGCTCGTCTATAAGCACAAACCCACCCAAGGTTAACATTAGGCGGGCGGTATATAGGGATATTTGGTCTCTATACTTCGTAACCCACAGGGCCTATCAAACTTTTCGGCTACACCATCCTAGAGAAGCGATCCGCACCGCCCAGCGTGTCAGTAGATGACGCGTCCGGGTGGGTGCGTCTTTTCGGTGCTGGCGGCACGGCGGTAACGGAAGAGGGCGCGCTGGCGCTCTCCACGGTTTACTCCTGTGTGAAGGTCATCGCTGAGGGCGTGGCCGCTTTGCCGTGGGGGACCTACCGGAAGGCGGAGAACGGCGCCGAGCTTTACACGACCCACCCCTGCTATAACCTGCTGCACACAGCGCCCAACCCCTACACCACTTCTTTCATGTTCCGGGAGACGTTGCTGCTCTGCCTGCTTTTGTGGGGCAACGCCTACGCCTGGATTGAGCGCGACGGACTGAACCGGCCAAAGGCCCTGTGGCTGCAGAAGCCCTGGGAAGTGCAGGTGTACATGCTGGAAGGCAAACTCTTCTACAAAACTACTGCCGGCATCGTCTCCGCCGACGATATGATCCATGTGGCTGGGATGAGCTTTGACGGCATCGTGGGCAAGTCACCTATTCGCCTGCAGGCTGAGCAGCTGGGCATCACGCTCAACTCTCAGAAGTACGGGTCCGATTTCTTCAGGAACGGCGCCACGCTGGGCGGCATCCTGACAAACGAATCCGGCACGGTTTACACTGATGCGCAGCGGGAGCAGCTCAAGAAGGCATGGCGGGAGGACGCCCACGGGGTGAACAACAACCACGCCACCAAAATTTTGGGCGGGGGGCTGAAATACCAGCGGATCGGAGTACCTCCGGAAGAGGCGCAGTTCCTGCAGACCCGCAGCCAGGGCGCCGTGGAGATCTGCGGCATGTACCGCGTGCCAACCTTCATGGTGGGCATCCAAGAAAAAAGCACCTCCTGGGGCACGGGCATCGAACAGCAGCAGATCGGCTTTCTCAAGTACACGCTCATGCCGTGGCTGGAGCGCATCAAGCAGGAGTTTGACCGCAAGATATTTCGGGCCAGCGAGCTGGGGGAAGTTTACAACGACTTCAACGTGAACGGCCAGCTGCGCGGCGACATCAAGTCGCAGACCGAGCACATACAGGTGATGATGGACCGCGGCGTCTACTCCATCAACGACGCCCTGCGTTTCCTGAACCAGAACACCATCGGGGAAGAGGGCGACCGCAGGCTGGTGCAGCGCAATATGGTTCCGCTCGACCGGGTGGATGATGTGATAACCTTAGAAAAGAGCAAAAAAAGTGAGCAAGGAAAAGAGGATAATTGACAGCTCGGCGCTGCAGGTGGAAACCCGCGGCGAGGGAGACGCCAAGCGTGAGGTGATTGTGGGTTGTGCCATCAAGTACAACGTGCGCAGTCAGCTGCTGGGGTGGTTCTTCGAGCAGATCGACGAACGTGCCCTGGATGAGGCGGATATGTCGGATGTGGTGGCGCTTTTCAACCACGACATCAACCAGGTGCTCGGGCGCTCTACCTCCGGCACCCTGACGCTGGAAAAACGGTCTGACGGTCTTTACTACGTGATCGACCCGCCGAAGTCTGCTGCAAACCTGCTGGAGTCCATCAGGCGCGGCGACGTGCGCGGCTCTTCTTTCCAGTTTACGGTAGCCCCTGGTGGCGCTGACTGGGACATGGACGCCGACACCGGTGCAGGGGTTCGCACGGTGAAGAAGATCAAGCGCCTCTACGATGTGTCGCCGGTGGTTTTCCCTGCTTACCTGGACACAGACACGGAGGTAGCCAAGCGCTCTTATGAGGAATACAAAGAGGAGCGCCAGAAGAACGACCACGCGGCCGAACTGGAGCTCCTCGAAATGGAACTGGAACTTTTAAAATTAAATAAATAGATGAAAACTCTAAAGCAATTGCGCGACGAACGCGCAGCAAAGTACGAATCAATGCAGGCCGTTCGCGCAAAAGCGGAGGGTGAGAAAAGAGGCCTCAACACCGAAGAGCGCGGCCAGTGGAACACACTGAAAGGCGAGCTGGAGGATCTTGATGAGCAAATCAAGATTGAGGAGGAAAACGAGAAGCTGCAGGCCCGCATGGCCGGATCTACCGGCACTCGTCTGGATGACGGCGGCATCGGCAACAACGAGCGCCGCAGCATTCAGGAGAACTACTCCTGGCTGGGAGCCGTGCGTAGGGCCGCTGGCTATGAGCCAATGGATGGCATCTATAAAGAAATGCACGATGAGGCGGTGACAGAGGCGAGAAGCTCTGCTATTTCTGCCTCTCCGAAAGGTATCATGATACCATCGGTGGTATTGAATGAAAAGCGTGACGTGACGGCCACAGGTGGCGCTGCTGGAAATCAGGGCGGTGTGGCCATCGCCACTAACCTGATGAACTTCATTGAGGCGCTGCGCTCTCAGCTGGTTTTGGCTGGTTTGGGTGCTGACTTCATGACGGGGCTGGTGGGTAACCTGGACTTCCCGGAAGAAGACGGCTTGTTTGCGCCTACCTGGTTAACTGAAAATGGAGATTCTCAGAAGAGCACTTCTACTTTCAAGAAAAAGAGCATGTCGCCGAAGCGCCTGGCCGGCCACATGGACGTGTCCGAGCAGATGCTGATTCAGACTTCTCCGTCTATCGAAACGCGTCTGCGCAACCAGATGGTGCGCGGTGTGCAGCAGGCACTGGACCTTGCCGGCATCAACGGCTCTGGTTCTGGTGAGGAGCCAACCGGCATCCTGCAAACAGCAGGCATCGGATCGGTGATAGGTGGTGTTGACGGTGTTGCAGCTACACACGAGCATATCGTGAAGCTGGCCGGTGCAGTGGACGCCAACGACGCCCTGCTGGGCTCGCTGGGTTACCTGACCAACACGAAAGTAAGAACAGCGCTTAAGCTGGCAAAGAAAGATGCTGGCTCCGGTCTGTTTGTGTGGGGAGACAACAACGGAGAGCTGGCGGGCTACAAGGCAGGTGTTACAAACCTAGTGCCTTCTAACCTGACAAAAGGCACAGGCGCAAACCTGAGCCCGATCATCTTCGGCAACTTCAACGACCTGCTGATTGGTCAGTGGGCTGGCATCGAAATCCTGCCTGACCCATACACGCAGGCTGGCAAAGGCATGGTGCGCATGCACGTGAAGACCTTTGCTGATGTGCTGGTGTCACGCGCGAAGTCATTCGCCGCCATGAAAGACGCTGTCGCCTAGTAGCGTAGCTCAGTAGATTAAAACAGCGCAGGTCTTTTGGGGCCTGCGCTTATCTCTAACATAATTAATCCTGACACGATGAAGGTAAAATTCTTGAAATCACACCCGGCTTATGGGTATTTCCCAGGCGAAAAAGGAGAGGTAGATGACGCAAAAGCAAAGGAGCTTATCAAAGATAAGTTTGCTGTAGCGGTAGTAAAGAAAGAAAAGACTGACGAGGGTTCTAAGACCGACGAAGGTTCTAAAAATCCACAAAAATAACGCATGCGCCTGCTCCTGATCCAACCTGAAACGCCTGTTGCCGAACCGCTTTCTCTTATAGAGGCGGGGCATCAATTGCGGCTGATCAGCAGCGATGAGGAGGCCGAAAGCATCCCAGACAAAGTTCTGGTGAACGGTTTTATCGCCGCGGCCCGCGAAATGGCGGAGAATTACACCAAC